CTGGTTGAGATGATGCCGTTGTACGAATCTCAACTTGATGTCGTCGAAACTAATCAAGATCCCACATCAGAGGATTTCGGTCAGCCGAAAATGTATCAATTCAGCGGAGGAGTGGCAGGCACGCGGAATGAAGAGGTCAACAGGACATTCAACATCCATCCGTCACGCATTGTCATTGCATCAGAAGGCGCTGATAACGGATTTATTTACGGCGTATCATCACTAGAGGCTGTCTACAATTCACTGATGGATTTGCGGAAAATTGCTGGTGCTGGTGGTGAGGGATTTTATAAAAACGCGGCGCAATCAATAGTATTTGATTTAAAAGATGCCGCGAGCGCAAAAAACAATGCAACTTTGTTGGATGAATTCAGCGAAAGCTATGATGATTTCGCTCAGAACAGAGCGCGACGGGCGATGTGGACGCCGGGATTAGAGGCCAAAGTGCTTGAGTCTTCTCTCTCTAATCCTAAAGAATTTTTCATGAATTCGCTAAATGATGTGGCTGCTGGCACCTCGCCTCCTACGCCTGCGACTATATTGATTGGTCAACAGACCGGACGATTAGCGAGCAACGAGGATTCAAGACAATTTCTATCGGGTGTACAGTCAAGGCGTCTTAATTTCATGACATCAATGCTACGAGATGTCATTGACTGGCTAATCCTATTCGGGATTCTCCCTGCATCTGAATATGAGGTTGAATGGGATGATTTGCTGGCGCGATCGGATGAGGAGAAATTGTCCAATGCTGATAAAATGGCGTCTGTGAACGATAAGCAGTTTAAGTCTGGCGGCGGTGAAATCTTTGACGAAAATGAGATCCGTGAAGCTGCTGGATTTGAGGCTTTGGAAGATTTGCAGATTGAGAGTGAGGAATTGCCGGAAGAAGAGGACGAATGATGGATGAGATTATAGTTGCGCTAGTGTTGATCGTTGCTGTTTCTGTCGTAGTATTAATTAACATCACGTTACACCGACACAAGTAATGGCGCGTAAGACAAAAGAGGATCCAACGGGCCAAGCGCGCAACCGTCAGAAAGGTGCGCGGGCCCTTGTCCGGCGGATTAATAGAGCAGAAATTCAAGTTAAAAAACTGTTCAGGGCGATACCCAGAGAGCGCAGACGAAAGGTTTCTATTGTCAATCAGGAAGAAACCGTTATTTATGATTACGATATCGACGACCAGGGATTAAGCTCATTAGAGATGAGCGTTCTGTTCATTCTCAGCCTTGAATTGCTCCAGACTCAGATAGGCGTTATGCCGTTTGACTGGTTTTGGAAAAAACACATTGAGCCGGTGTACAGGCAGGGGACAGCGGAGGAGATAAGCCGAATAAATAGACTGATCAATGGCGTGATTGTCGATGGATTGCCGGTGCCCAAAGTGCCCATTGAATCAGTATTGCTATCAGAGCCATATCGACAAGCGCTGAACAAGGCGCAGGTGTCTAATTTTTCGTCAATCAAAACATTGAGTGATCGGACCGCGGCCCAGGTTACGCAACAGCTAAACCTTGGCATTCAGGCTGGCAATACACCGACGGAGATAGCTGGCGTCATTACTGAGCGTTTCGACGTGTCTCGATCCAGTGCTGAGCGCATCGCTAGGACGGAGGTTAACAAAGCGTATAATGATGCTAAATTGAATGCCGTTGATGTTGCTGCTGAGCAAACTAAGCTTAGGGCGGGGGTAATACATATTTCTGCGTTAATACCGACGACTAGGTCTACACACGCAGCCAGGCACGGCAACGCCTATACTACAGCGGATCAAATGAAATGGTGGAATGAGGGGGCCAATCGAATAAACTGCTTGTGCAATACTGAGTCAGTATTGATTAATAGGGCCGGAAAAGTGGTTCAAAGCGAGTTTCAAGACAATATCAAATCACAAAGGGTGTTTTTTGATAATTAACAGGTTATATTACAGTAATGATAGTCAATAAATCCAACCGGATTATGATCCAGTGTACGACGGTCGTCGCTCGTGATGCTGTCCGTCGCGAAAATATCAACGGCGTTGAGCATATAATCATTAGCTCGTTCACGCTGCCCGATAACATCGTTATGAATGGCGGGCTGTATCCTGCTGATGAAATTGACAAATCATTTGAGACATTAGAGTTATCACTATCCCCCATCGAGCACCCAACAGATTCAAGCGGCAACTTCATTTCCGCTAAAGACCCTGACGCTATTAATAATTTTTATGTCGGGGCATACAATAAAAACGTGCGGAAAGAAGGCAAGCGGGTACGTATTGACAAATATGTCAACGTGCAAGAGGCGCTGAAGACAGACAAAGGCCATCGTCTGTTAGACCGCATTAAAGAAATCGAGACAAATGAAAAAGCCCGTCCTATTCACACATCTGTCGGCGTATTTTTACTCGTTGAGGATCTGGACGAGCCGCAAACTAACGCAGACGGCCAGGAATTCACATGGATTGCTCGTGACATGGTGTTTGACCATGATGCCATTCTGCTAGATTCCGTTGGCGCTGCTCAGCCTCACCAGGGCGTAGGCATGGCGGTGAATGGTCAGGATGATCCGTGTGAAGTCCAGACATACGTATTAAACTCAGACGATCATGATGATGTCGTAAGGGCGAGAGATAGCACTACATGCAGCGATCACGGCCTATCCTTTGGCGAATTGCACAATGCAATATCAGAGGCGTTGGAACGTAGCGCTATAAATTTTGATTGGATCGAAGAAGTATTTCAAGACGAAGTAATCTTTGTTTCACGCGGGGACCTATTCACGGTCCCGTATCTATTAGACACAGAAAACGACAGAGTAACTATTGTTGGCATTCCGCTGCGTGTTGAGCGTAATGTAACATTTACCCCGAAAACAAACCGGAAAGGTGATTACGTGAAGGATGAAATCATTAAGGCATTGAAAGATGCTGCTATTGAAACGGATGGACTGGATGAAACCCAGTTGTTCGCTAAATACAATGAAATGCTTCAGGCGAATAAATCTAATGGCTCAGGCGATAGCGATGAATCGGCGGAACTTGCTGAAGTAGTCGCCAATGCCATAAAGCCATTGACAGAAAAGATTGATGGTCTGGAGGCGAAAATTAATCAGTCAGGTGAAACTGAGCTTGCTAGCTTAGCTGAACTGATCGGCAACAGTGATAAGTATCCTGGGATTGATGCCGATGCTGCCAAGCTTTTAGGCATTGAGACACTAAAGGGCATGGTGGCTAATTGCCAAGAGTCCTACGGCATTCCCAATTTCCATGTCGTTAACAATCAACAGTCGGTAGCTACCGACATGCCTGACTAGGAGGTCATATGTCGTTATTAGGTAAAAGAGTTATTTGGGTCGGCCCTGCTGACGGGTCAAATGCTAAGCCGCTGAATATTGAGGGTGTGGCTGTAGCAGCTATTGCGCCAGGCACTATTTTAAAACGCACGGCTGCAGGTCTGGACGCAAACGATGTAGCGGCGACCACATTCGGCGAGCAGTTAATCATCGCAGACAAAGATCAGCAGCGCTCATTGAGCGTCGATGACGCATGGACCATCAGCGAAAACATGGTTGGCATTGCGCTGAGGTCAGGCGAGTTTGCGAACGCATTGGTTGCTACTGGTCAGACATTGATCAGCGGTGATCCGTTATCAAGAAATGGCGCTGGTTTGCTTAAATTGGCGGTTACTCCGGCGACTGTTGGCGCGACTAGTGAAGAGATCGTCTGTTTTGCTGACGAAGCAATCACTACCACGGCAACGACATTAGTCCGCATCCGCAAATAGTAAGGTGAATTTATGATATTTTCAAAAAGTATTATTGGCAATCAGAGATGTGGCGCTGATCAATGGAAAGACGTGATAGCTCTGCGGCTATCCTCTAGTCAGCATTCTATGTCGCTAAACGCAATGGCAGGCATACGTGTTAATGATGGCTTAATCCCTCGCGATGTATTTGTCGAGTTTGACAATACGACAGTCGAGCGTATGCGATCAGACGACGGAGACACATATCTGAATGATTTGTTGGCGCTGTCTAGCTCTGTGAGTATCGGTAAATTGGTGCATAGATTTCGCCAGGCTTCAGATGCGGGTGTGGCACAGACATCAATGACGGGTCAAACAGGCGTGAAAATGGATCAGGTTGAGTTCTCTTTTGATGGCTCTATCATCCCGATTCACGACGCAGGGTTTAAGCGAAATTTCAGAGAAAAGGAAGCTATGAGTTCTGAAGGTTTTGACGCTTTGATCGATGATCAGCGCGAAACCGTTGCTACTGTTCGACGCAAATTGGCTGACAATTTCCTTGATGGTCACACTGATGTCGATGGAAATATCATTGTTGTAGACGGCGTAAGCTGGTCTGGAATGCGGAATGATAGCCGGGTTGCTCAGGTTAACCTTGGCGCGGCCGGTATTAATTTCGATTTTACCGACACGACTAAGACCGGCGCTGAAAATAAAAACGCTTTTATCCAGGTTCGAGATATTCTTTTCATCACTAACAAGTGTGAGCAGGATGCGACTTATTATGTTAGTCGAGAAATCATGTCAAACTGGGAGCGTAAGTTTAGCGCGCAATATGACGCTAAATTGATTTCTCAAGAGCTTGCTCAGCTAATGGGTGTTGCTGCTATTAAAGTTAGCTCAAAGCTCACAGGTAACGAGCTAATGGCATTCCCGCTCGACCGAAACAGGATTAGACCTGTTGTGGGAATGGGCCTAAATACTGTCGCAATGCCGCGGACCGCTTACAACTCCGATCACATGTTTGTAACATGGGGAGCTATTGGCTTTGAGGTTCGAGCCGATTTTGCCGGTAACACATGCGCATTGTTTGCTGACGTAACTTAAAGGGATACATCATGGCATCGCAGAAAAAAGCAACACACATTATGGTCCACAAGAACCAGTACATGGCTATTGGTGGCAAGATGCAGCGTATTCCTGTTGGCACTGAAGTGACATTGACAGGCGCCACGGCTAAGGCAATGGAATCGAAGGGCAGAGTCCGGAAAATCGGCGACCAGAAAGCTGTTGATCTGACGCCTGATCCTGAAGCCATTGAGCGGGCGGAACAGTCGGAGAAAACGGCCATTGAGCGCGCGGAGTTGGCAGAGAAAACCGCTAAAGAGGCCATTGAACGGGCTGAGTTGGCCGAAAGCACATTGGAAGAATTGACGGCTAACACTTCGAAAAAGTAATTCAATGTTGTAAATGACAGGGCTGCTTATGCGGCCCTTTCTAATGTCGGATATATAATGGCTGATACGCTGAGCAACATAGAGATACCTACAAAAGATTGGGTTGATCTATATGATTTATCGGGTCTACAGGTAGGCACAAGAATATCAGTCGAGAACATTAGCGTTTGTGATATCTATCTAGCTGTCCAAGAAACACAACCGGCAGTTGATCATGATTCCTTTACGATTATTCAACGTGACAATGGGTTGGTATTTACTACTGGCCCGGGCGCTGCTGGGCTATGGGCGTTTTGTAACAATGACGGCGCTAAAGTAAATGTTATTTTTGAGGGATTGGTCAAAGATGAGCCGTTAACATCATTTGGCGAAAGATCCGTTGCAGAAAATACGCCGGTCGCTCAGATCAGCGCAGAATATGGGATATTGGAAAAAGCGGAACCAATAACCATTTTGACAGGCAATGTCAGCCCTGACGGGTCATTATTCGTTGCTTCGACTGGCATTGACCCTAACGCATTTGCTCTAATATTAACGCGTCATCAAGTTAAATATAGACCAGGACAAGGACTGCTAGGCAGAGTTGATGCCATATTTGATACACCTCAGATTGATAGCAATCAGGAAGCCGGGTTAATAATAACCACTGATCGGATGTGTTTTGGATTCAACGCGGCGGGTGTTTTTGGCATCATATATAAACACAACGGCGAAGCTGAAATACAAGAATTAACTATCACCACGCCTGCTACATCTTCCGAATCTGCAACGATTACCGTTAATGGCACGGCGTTAACAGTCCCATTGACGGCAGGAACGGTTAATCATAATGCATTTGAGATATCGGTATCGCTGAACAGCCAAGTTGCTGATTATGATTTTTCATCAAATGACAATCAAGTTGTTGCCAGGTCATTAGTTGCCATTCCTGCTGGGGCTTTTGCATTTAGCAGCTCAACGGCAGTAGCTACATGGGCACAAATAGAAGCGGGCGTTGAACCTTTAAATTCATCTATTGTTCAAACAGATTGGAATATAGATAAACGACCTGATTTGGACCCGTTTAAAGGCAATGTTTATCAAATCAATTATATGGGATTCGGCGCAATAGATTTTTCGATTGAGGATAATGAGACAGGGAAGTTAGTTCTTGTCCATCGCATTAAATTTGCGAACACTTCAGTGATTCCGTCAATTGGAAACCCTACATTTCGCGTTGGATGGCTCACTTTCAATGAAGGCAATACTACATCTGTCAGTATCAAAGGTTCATCAGCTGCCGGGTTTATTGAAGGCAAAGTGGTGCATACTGAAGCGCCTAGAGCGGATAAAAACACTAATACTTCAGTACCTGCTTCCCCTAGTTCGCCTGTTAATCTACTAACTTTAAGAAATCGGTTTGTATTCGGTACAAGGCGAAATCGCGCTGAAACTTTCGGCATCAGTCTGACTGCGGCAACAGACAGCAATAAGGCGGTTCTTGTTGATGTATTAACAGGCGCCGTTATTTCGGGTGATTTGGATTTCCAATATATTGACAAAGCGAATTCGACGACTGAGGTGGCCAAAGATGGTGGCGAGGTAACAGGTGGGCGTCTTGTTGCCAGTATTACTATTCCGCCGGATGGCGGCGAACCATTCAATCTAGAACGACTTTCATCATTGATTTTACCGGGTGAAACTGTGACTATAAGTGCCGTAATGGTCGCTGGCGCAGCGTCTTCGGTGACCGTAACCATAGTTTTCCAAGAGGATTTGTAGCGATGGCTGCTCGAGTCACATCAACAGAAGTACGGGTTATCCTCCCGACGTCCACGACATTGACAGACGCGCAGATTGATGGTGCTATTGCTGGCGCCACATGTGTTGTCGATCAAGCGGAATTGGATTGTTCATCGCATTTGACCGAAGATTGCTTGAAGCAAGTTGAGTTGTATTTATCGGCTCATTTTGCGGCGGTGACTGAGAATACTCTAGCTCTAGTATCAGAGACTGACGCATGCACGGGTAGCAATGCGGTTTATGCCTTTAAGTTTGGTGATGGTGTCAAAGGCACACCATTTGGTATTGTGGCTAATACGATATCTGGCGGCTGTCTAGCCGAACAAGACAAACAACCTATCAGTTTTAATTCCATTGGAACACATGGCGATGACTCTGCTTGCGCATAGTCTAGCCAAATGCGGCCAGGACATTACCCTACAGAATAGGAACATCAAGCCGCCTGTGTTTGGTTCTGTTGATGCAGGAATGACCTTTTCAGGTGACAATACTGTCCAAGCAATTGTTAAGACTGAACGTGGTAAAACACTGTTTGACGGCGTATCAATAGATCAAGTCATCACCCATAGAATCACCTTAGAATTCATTGTAGGCGTCACCGCCGAGACATGGATACTGTTTAATGGCCGTCGATTTGATATTCTCGATGTTGAAAATTGCGGCGAGAAAGATGAAGTTTTAATTCTACGTTGCAATGATCGCGGCACCCAAGAATCGAGCAAAGCCTGATGGCTGATGGCATTGAAATAGTTGGCAGAGAGGCATTAATTAAAGCTCTAAATATTGGTCCCATTACTGCAAGAGCGGCTGAACGTGCGTGGTGGTTTTCGGGCCGAGACTTACGGAAAGCTGCTAGTGATGAGATATTACGCAAACCTAAAAGCGGTCGCTTATACATCACCCGTGATAGGGCAGGCAGACGCCGACGGCATGTAGCATCCGAGGCTGGAGAGACCCACGCTAATTTTTCCGGCGCATTGAGGCGCTCGATTGATTTTAAGGTTAGAGGATCTAAGCAATTAGAATTTGGATACGGAATTACTAAAGGCAACGCGCCGGAATACGCTCCATTTGTTGAATTTGGCACTCAGCGTATGAAGGCTAGGCCCAGCCTGCAAAATGCAATAAGGGCATCCAGACGAAACATTATTGCGAATTTTAACCGCAGCATCAGGAATGCGTTCGAATGATTGCTCAAGAAATAGTTAATCAGTTAGCGGCCATATTGCCTTCATTGGTTGATGATTTCACTGATTCCAATGCTGTCAGTAGTTTGACAAGATCTGGAACCACGGTCACAGTGACCACATCAGCAGTTCATGGTTTATCAGTCGGCGAAGCCGTTAATATTACCGGGGCAATTACGCCGATAACTATTAGTAGCCTGACACGAGTTGGTATTGTTGGGACGCTGGTGACTGCAGCTGATCATGACATGACTGAAAACGCTGGTTTTTCTGTCGTAATAGAAGGCGCGACGGAATCAGAGTTCAACGGTACTTTTGAATTATTGAAAGTCACAAACCGTCGAACAATCACCTTTGAAATGCCTGACAGCGGGGCGACAACTGCGACAGGCACGCCGTTATTAACTAGCGGGTCTAGTCCGTTACAGAGCTACAACGGACTGCAGGACGTCACCGCGACGCCCACAACAACATCGTTTGAATATGAAGTTTCCGATTCAACATTATTTACGCCGGCAAGCGGGACTATTGTTGCCAAAACAGCACCCAGGATATCCGCAGCGGTTGACATTGATCGAGTTTTTGACGCATACACAAAACAAACTATAGACGATGCTTGGTTATTTGTTGTTCTTGGTGACGGTGTTGCCAACAAAAATAAAAACATTGACCTTGACGGCGTGAACAATTTGCAACGCGGTCAATTTTTTGATCAGCGAGTTATTCAGGGTGTTAGCGTTTATTTATTCCTGCCTACTGCCGATCAGATATTAGCGCGTAATGCTAGGGACCGGGCCCAAGAATTATTAAGGCCGATTTGCCGGTCAATATTAATGGGAAAGTTTGAAACTCAACTGGCCGAAGGTGTACAAAATCCCCTGCAATTCACTGGGCATGGTTTTCAGGCGTACAATACGGCAATATATGTCCATCGATATGACTTTGAAGCGTTAGAGCAATTGACTCAGGATGATATATTTAATCCTACTGACGATGTGGCGTTTAGGGATATCAGCGTAAAAAGTATACTGGACATTGATACGCAGGTTGAAACCATTGAAACCGAGATTGATTTAGACGAGGAGCCATTATAGTGAAACTCAAAATAAACAACGTGAAAGGTTACCGATTGGGCCAGGTGGTCACTGTACAAACAGACGGTGACGGCATACCATTAGACAAATTTTGGCGTCGTCGTCTCAAAGATTCTAAAATTGACAATTGTGTTGAGGCCGTCCAGCCGAAAAAGGAGCATAAGTAATGCCAACCACCATTTTACAGCCGAAAGTAACAGTTAGCATTGTTAATGCTTCCGAAGCTGTCGAAAATGCAGATCAGAAAATTTTATTCGTCGGTCAGAAAACATCTGCAGGTTCAGCCACTGCTGGCGCTTTAGTTGAGAGCATTTCCAATGGTGGCGCTGAAGATGCGTTATTTGGCAGTGATTCTATGCTTGCAACTATGATCCGGGCCAACAAGGTCAGAAATCAGCAAATTCAGATTGATGCAATTTCACTGGACGATGATGGGTCAGGTGTTGACGCTACAGGGACAATGGCTGTCACTGGTACGGCTACTGAGGACGGCACCCTGACTATAATTACGGGATCTGAAAAAAATCATAAATTTAGTATCGCAGTTACATCGGGCGATACTGCGACTGTTGTTGGCGATGCGATCGCGGCTGCTGTGAATGCTGATCTCGATGCGCCAGTTGATGCTGCGAATGTTACTGGCACTGTCACCATGACAGCAGTCAATGCGGGCACTTATGGAAATAGCATTGGCTTGGAAATTAGAGGAGAAGTTGCCGGGCTGAGCACTGCCGTCACCGCAATGACTAGCGGCGCTACTGATCCGACATTAACCGGCGTTTTTGATGTAATTGGTGCTAGTCGTTATCAATCTATCGTGTGGCCTTATCCTGACGAACTGACCGAACTGACTGGCCTGCTTGATCCACGGTTTAATGCTGATGGCGCGGTACTTGACGGCGTTGGATTCACGGCAAAGACTGATACAGTTGCCAATTTGAAAACATTAGGTTCGGCGCCCAATAGTCAAAGTTTGGTTATTTTCGGTGATAAAACCGAATCTGAAACCGATTACAAAGGCCCGTCTATCGTTGAGATACCTATGGTCAAGGCTTCTCAGTTTGCAGGTTTCCGCGCTTTACGTTTAGATTCTGGTGGCTTCAGTATTGCTGATCTTGTTATCACTACCAACGGGCCATTAGACAGTTTTGGTGGCCCAGCACTAGCATCAAAACCATATTTCAACATGCCTTTTGCTAGTTTGTTACCCATTAAATCAGGCCGAGGCTTTGATGATTCAGAGATTGAAGACCTGAAAGATAACGGGATTACAGTGATGGGTAATAACCCGGCTGACAACACCGTTATCACCGGAGAAGTGGTCACGACTTACCTAACAGACAGCGCTGGCAATCCTGATGTGACATTCACGTTCTTGAATTTTGTGGATACGGCGACCCAATCCAGGGAGTACCGTTTCAATAACTACCGAGCACGGTTTGGACAATCACGACTGACGGAAGGTGATGTGATAAAAGGTCGGGACATGGCTAACGAATTGGTAATTCGATCATTCAGCAAGCGGTTGTTTCAAGATTTAAGCGGGCCTGATTTTGTACTGTTCGAGGCCGGTGAAGATGCACTAAACTTTTTTGATGAAAACTTAGTAATCAGTATTGATAAAGCGTCTGGCACCGTTACTATTCAAAGCACTGATCCAATAGTCACTCAATTGCGCGGACTGACTGTCACTAGTAAAATAACATTCAGCATTAATTAAGGGGCTATCAGGTAATGGCTACACAATTAAACGACCTCACCATTTTAGTCAATAATCAGCAGATTGCATATGCGGCTGATTCTCTGAGTTATAAAGATGGATTTGGTGAATACAAGGTTAGGAATGCTGTCGTTGGCGGCGGCGAGACTGAACAAGTGTTCAGCAAAGACCTAGCGACTAAATTTGGAATGGTTAAATTCTCTATGCCATCGACAAAGGAGAATGACGATAATAAACGTGTTTGGAAAATTAACGACAATAACAACGTTGTTGAACTGATCGGCCCTGGCGGTTCAGGATTTACTAAGATATTTACCCAAGCATCAATTCTTGAAGATCCTGAGACAGCAGTATCGCAGGACGGAAACATTGAGGTTGAGTTTAATTCAAATCCTGCACAATAATCTTTCGGAATGCCTTAGATTATGGCAGTGAATATTGCTGACAAATAACCCTTGAATCTATATGTACTTATCCTTATTCTTACTAGACATAACCACTTGAGGAATCCGTTAAGTCGGGCTTCTCGCAGAATAAAATACCTATTGTACGGCAAGAGCCTAATTACCTCTTGCCGCCGACATAAGTTTCGTCCATTTCGACAATGCCGCTTAGGAGTTCGCCCTGATAGACCATAGCGTCACGTATCTTCATACTAATCCGCCAGGCAGTGTTCTTGTTGATATCAAGGTCACGAGCTAGCTGGCGAGCCGACAAACCCTTCTTGGCATTCAAAATTAGACTGATTGCTAAGAACCATGTTTGAATCGGTATGTGGGTGTGATGAAATATTGTGCCCACGGTGACGCTAAATGAATTATTGCAGTTATTACAATGATAACGCCTGCTGTTCTTCATCGGTGTTTGATTCGTTGATTTGCAGTACGGACAAATAGGATGATTGTTCCATCTGACGCTCTCTAGATGATCTATACAGTCAGATTCATTGGGGAATTTATTGATTATCTGTATAATGTTCATAAGATAGTATTATCTCTTAATTTGGTTTTACTATCTTAAACTAATACATTCCGAAAAGCAATATAGTGGGGTCACTATGAGTGAAGTAATTACAGAACTGAAAGACGGTTTTAGCTATGCATTTAAAGGCGAGGAACAAAACGCAACGTTTATTACTCTTTTGCCGCCAACTTTCAAACAAATTGATAAGATCGCTCCATTAAAACAGGCGTTTGTTTGCGCTATTAATGAGATATCACAAGATGTCCAGCAATCTGCTGATGATGTTGAAGAATCTGCTGATGACAGTATTACTGGTCCGCAAATCTTAGTATTGTTGTACCGATCTACCTGTGATATGACTAAAGTTTTCCTTCATGCTAAAGATTTATTTAACTCTGGTGCTGCGCTGGTTGACGGTGAAACTAAATTAACTATACCGTTGATGGAAAAAATGAGTGTGCCTGATTTTGAAAAATTAGTGGGGGATTATCTGGCAAATTTTATCGCACCATCCCTGATGGATGGACTATAAAAAAACACAGGCTTGAACTATGTAAGCTTGCCTTTTTTTATGAAGGCGGAATTCCATATGATTCTTTGGTGGCAATGCCATTAGATGAATTTTTTGCAGTGGTAGATTGTGCTAATGAGATAGCGGCGCAAAGAAAGCGGGAAGCGGAAAAGCATGGCTAATCAAGTTTCTTTTATTGTCAGACTGCAAGACAAATATAGTGCTGCTGCTGCTAATATTTCCCGCGCAACCGATAAAATTAATCGGAAAATGGGCAGCTTGAGTAAAAAAATCAACCAAGTCCAAAAAGATTTCCAAAAATTCGGCAAGAAAGCAGTTAAAGCAGGCGCTTTAATAGTTGCTGCATTCTTTCCTGCTAATTTGGCAATGGCGAAAACTGTAAAACAATCGATAGCAATGGAAGACGCAATGTCTGATATTGGTCGCGTTGTTACAGCAACATCAGATCAATTATTAAAATTTGAAAACAAACTCGAATCTATGAGCGAGCGCCTTGGAAAAAGCAAGGTTGGTCTTGCGGAAATGGCATTTGAGGGAGGAAAGCTTGGCATAGCTTTAAAAGATATGGAGCCATTTTTGGATCTTGTATCAAAAACAGCTATTGCTTTTGATCTGCAAGATCAGGAAGCCGGTAGATCGATAGGATCAATAAGAGCAAAAATGGGGTTAATGAACGATGACGTTAAAATTTTACTAGATAGTATAAATTTTCTTGCCGACAACACGTCAGCCAGTGGGGCAAGAATGATAAATATTATTGAAAGAATATCAGGAACGATGTCAATATTGAAAATCCCTCCAAAAGCAACGGCCGCTCTTGCTGGATTTGCAGATCAATTAGAGGTGACAGGCGAACTTGCTGCTAGCGGGATAAATATGTTTATTTCCAGGATGCAAAGAATGCCAGGGATGACAACAAAATTAATGGCAGATCCGTTAGGCACCGTCCAGGAAATGCTGGAAAGAATGGCCAAAATGGGGCCGGAACTTCAGAGTAGATTTATAAGAAAGGCGTTTGGCGATGAAGCTGGTCGGTTTGTTAAGAAAATGGTTGCTAATGTCGATCTATTTGGAAAGACAATTGATTCCGCATTTTCTACAAAAGCTGTTGGATCAATGCAGCGAGAGCTTGAAAACCAGTTAAAAAGATCAAGCAAAGTGTTTCAGGTATTTGAACAGACATCGACTAACACGATGGATTCTATCGGCGATGCAATTAAGCCACTTGTAGTATCCATTGCAAGATTGGTAACTCCGCTGATAAATGGATTGGGAGAGTTCGCCAAAGCTAACCCGAAACTCGTTAAATTTTTGGCCGTTTTCTCGGCAATTGCCACGGCTGTGGGAGTAATGACGATTGTCATAGGCGGCTTGGCAATTGCTATTGGATTAGTATCTGCACCGATACTAATTGTAATGGCTGCTATTGCCGCATTATCAGCCACAATTGTATTCTGGGAAGATTTCAAGTCGGCAGCAGTCAGCGCTGTCAATGCAATAATTTCGGTTTTGAATAACTTGCTCAAGCCATTAAATTTCGTTCTTGAAACGATAGGATTTGATGCCATCAAAATACCTGAGATCAAAACTTCTTCATCAGTTGTTATTGATGAGTCACCTGCAGCCCCATCTGCACCTATAAATAATGGTGGCGGGTCAATTAACGGCGCAATCACTGTCAGTGCGACAGAGGGTGCCAAAGTCGAAAAAACGAAGATGCAGACCAAAGGTGCAGGGCTTAATTTCGGTATGAATATGGCAGAGGCGTTGTAATGGCTGACGAATCGGCAATCATTGACGGCACATACCGAGGCATCCGAATACGAATTGCTTCAGGGTCTGTCACTGGCGGACGAAAAGTATCAATCAAACGTTTCCCAGGTCGTGACACAAATGCTATTGAAGACTTGGGCGGTGTCCCGCGATCCTACCGACTTGAGATCATTGTTTCTGATTTGCAGGGGCAGGACTATTTCTCTTACCGTGACAGCCTGATTGCTGCACTAGAACAAAAAGGCCCGGCGATTCTTGAACATCCGCTTTACGGTCGGATTGAGAACGTTGTATGTACAACATTTAGCTTCAATGAAAACTTCAGTGAGTTCGGTCGAACCATTGTTTCAGCATCGTTTGAAATCGATGAAAACACAGGCATACCACAGCAGACTATTACTGCGCTATCTCAAATCACCGCAGCCCAAACAGCGGTGATCAGTGCGGTCAACAATGACGTTGCTGATAATTTCTCAGTTACTACCAAATTCACTAATAACTTCGGCACTGCAGTAGATAAAGTTAATGCGATAGTTGATTCCGCCAAATCAGCCACATCATTTGTCGGTGATGCTGCCACAGATATCAATCAGATCAGCGCAATTATTGGCGAATTGTCTAGCAATGTGAATTCATTGATCACCGCGCCACAGTCACTAGCTGATGCGATTGAGAATGTATTTTCCAATATCAATGGGTTGATAGGTACTGTTGAAAATACAGCCAAAACAATGGCGGCATTTTTTGGTTTTGGCGATGATGCTGCTGTACTGGCAAAAACAACAGCAGGACGTACTGAGCGGGCAAATAATGACGTCATACTGAATGCGGCTGTTAATATCCCAGCGTTGAGTTATGCGTATACAAACACCGCACAGTCAGCATTTGAAACCGTTGAGCAAATCGACGTAGCAGCCAATGAATTAGAGACACAGTATCAACGAGTAATTCAAAGTGATTTCAATCAGGCAGCAAAAGACGCATTAACCGATCAAAGAGTAATCACGCAGCAATTCTTCGACGAACAACGTTTGACCCTTCGCCAAGTCATTGATGTGTTCACACCTACCACCAGCGTTAGATTATTAAGTTATCAGTACTATGCCGAATCGGAATCAGGCGAAGATATAGCGCTGTTGAATAATGTTGCCGATGTGTCATTTATTGAAGATGATGTGAGGATATTGACAGCATGAGACTGGAAGTTAAAGGCGTTCAGTACGACAATTTCATATCAGCCAGTTGTGAGATTAGGCTGGATGCTTTGTCGAATACTTTCAGTTTTGAAGCGTCATTGCCGGAAGGCGAGCCGTTACCATTCAAAGGCGGAGATCCTGTCAAGGTACTGGTTGACGGCGAACTGGCGCTCACTGGTAGCATTGAGATCATAGAGGTCACCTATAATGCTGATAACCACGTAGTTACAGTATCCGGACGGGATAAAACGGGTGATCTGCTGGACAGTAGTATTGACGCGTTAGCAGATTTGCGTGCCGATAATCTCACATTGAAGAACGTGATTGAGACGATTATTGATAATATAGGCGCAGACATAACGGTAATTGATAATGCGAATCCTGAACCATTCAATCCGGCCGAAGATATCGCCAGTCCTGAAGCGGGTGACAATGCGTTTGCGTTTATTGAAAAATTCAGCCGGAAACGTCAAGTCCTATTGACCTCTGACGCCAATGGCAATGTTGTCATTGAAACCAATAGGGGTCAAACGGCTGAGGGCTCGATTCAACACATTATCGGCGCATCTGACAACAATGTATTAGCGTCAGAATTTAGATTTGACACTACAGGGCGATTCAATATCTATAAATTCGCTTCACAGTTAAACCCCGCCGCTCTGAATTCTGCTGGCGATACTGACCCCACATCTATAGTAGATCAGAGCGGCGGGGTATCTGATGCTGAAATTAGAGCAGGGAGACAACTAATTCTAGTTGCTGAGTCGCCATTCTCATCGACTCAGGATGAAAAACGTGCCAAATGGGAATTGGATATCAGAAGAGCTCGTGGGCTGATTTATTCAGCTACAGTGCCAGGCTTTAGGGTTGGCGGTGATACTGGCGACTTATGGAAAATAAACAGGTTGTATCAAATTGTTGATGACTATTTGGGCAAACAAGAACCAATGCTAGCAAACTCAATCACGTTTAGTATTGATGTTGATAACGGGCGACAAACTGCCATCGGGTTTGTTGACGAAAAGTCATATAGTCTGAGTTTAGCTAAACCAAAAACCAGCGAGACGGCCACCGATGTTGTTTAGAAATACAAATAGATGGGCCAGGATCACTAAAGCGGGCAGTGATGATAAACAATTCGCTACCCAACAGCTGGAATACATGGGTAAAGTTGCCGATGCTTTGATGGTTTTCCCCTATGGATTCCACGCAAATATTTCGCCAGATGCTTTGGTGTTAATGTCTGCCATTGGCGACGATCCAGAGAATAGGGCGGCTATCGGAGGGGCGGCAAAAAACCGACCTACGCTTGCTGAGGGTGAGGTTGCATTTTATCATCCGCCTACGGATGCATTTATAATCTGGAGGGATAACGGTGATTTAGAGATAGAAACAGGTAACGGTGGGACTGCTGATATCAATATCACGACGACGACAATAAACATAACAGCAGATGTCAATATCATAGGTAATACTACGTTTACAGGTGAGGTGACAGCTAACGGTAAGGATATCGGTGATACTCATGGTCACGCGCAAGGTTCTGATTCTAATGGCGACACACAAGCTAACATCAGCGGGGTGACATAATGTCAGCTGAACTAGATGCGGTATTAACTGTTGATACAACAACTGGTCTATTCGACATATCAATCGACAGCGATGGTGATATTTTAACTGATGATTTTTTCGACACCGCTATTCTTTATAGTTTGTTTGGCGAACGTCGTGCGTCATCGTCTGAAGTATCTGAAGCAAGGTTGCGTCGAGGTTGGATAGGTAGCGAATTCTCAGATTTTGAAAATGGCTCAAAACTATGGTTGCTGAGCCAAGCGCGAATAACCAGGACAATCTTGTCAAGAGTTGAAGATGAAGCGGCAAAAGCCTTACAATGGTTAGTAGATGATGGTTTAGCAGTTGCTATATCAGACGTGACGGCCACGGTCAGCGATGGTAATGTTGAATTAGAGTTAACAATAGAACGCAGTACTGACAACGTTGAGCGACGATTTTTTGAATTGTGGCAAAATACTGGAATTCGATAGATGACAATTGAAATACCTGATTCGGCGTTAGAGGTTGATAATCGGTCAAAAGCTGATGTTCAGCGTGAGCTATCTGCATCCAATCCGTTTTTAAAAAATAGCTGGTTAGGCGCTTTGATCACTTCAACAGCTAATCGTATATTTGATTTTTATCTACAATTAACAGAAGCAATTCGTCAAAACTTCCCTGACACTGCTACTGAAGATTTTCTAATAAGGTGGGCCGCAATATGGGGCAAGGAGAAAGCAGCTGCCACTGATGCGACAGGCAATGTGGTTGCTACTGGTACGGCGGCCGCAATAATACCATCAGGAACAATACTGACAGGTAGCGAAGGAAACTATCTAACAACGTCAAGCGCCACAATTTCAACTCAATCAATCAGTATTTCGGGAATAGTCAGATCAGGACAGACGGCCACGGTCAGTACGGTCAGTGATCATGGACTAGCTAACAACGTGCCTATGACTATATCCGGCGCTGACCAGACGGCATACAATGTGTCCGCCGCTGTCATTACTGTCACAGGATTAAACGCATTTGAATATCAGGTTGCAGGTACGCCGGTCACGCCCGCGACAGGCACTATTCTTGCCGCGTTTACTTCAGCCAGTGTGCCTATCATTTCTGATGATTTTGGGGCTGATATCAATCTTGATACAGGTGAAGAAGTATCACTGCAAAGCCCCATAGTTAATGTTGATGATACATTAACGGTTGATTTTGGTGCTGTTGGTGGCGGGACTGATCAGGAAACGGATGCTAGTCTTAGTATTCGTATGTTGGATCGGATTCAAAATCCTGTAGCACATTTTAATGCTGCTGATATTATCGACAAGGCGAAAGAAGTTGCAGGTGTCACCAGGGTATTTGTGCAGGAAGCCGGGTTTGAAATTGGTACAGCGGCGATTACATCCATTATTCGATCAGGTAACGTTGCCACAGTTACACTCACTGCATCTGCTGATTTTCAAAGCGGTCAGACTGTCACGATTACAGGGGCAAATGAATCAGATTACAATGTCACTGACGCGCCCATACTGGTAGAAAGTACAACTGTATTTCACTATATCGTAGCTAACACACCCACGACGCCTGCAACGGGAACGATCATATCAACTGTCACCGTATCGATCGGTCAAGTGCGTGTATTTTTCATGCGAGATAATGATGATAGTTCAATTCCTTCAGGATCTGAAGTGGCTGTCGTTCGTGCTGAGATTGAAACAATTTTGCCAGCAAATACTGACGAAGCTAATGATTTGTTCGTACTAGCGCCAACGGCGGTCACCACCGATTACACTTTTACAACATTGGTCCCTGATACATCAACCATGCGTGCTGCTATTATCGCAAACTTACAGGCGTTCTATGCTGATAATACATCAGTAGGTGTCGATATAGATCAAGATGCATACAGAGCGGCAATATTTAACACCGTGGATACAGAAACAGGCAGTCTCGTGCAGTCTTTTGATTTAAGTACACCTATCACTGATATCACAATTGAATCTGATGAAATAGGCGTATTGGGTAACGTGGTGTTTAGTTAATGGTTCTTTTTGCTCGCAGAGATCTGGAACAGTACACTGATAGTTTGGCTAACTATTTACCGGGTGGAATTCTATTTGCATCAAAACGGATTAGTGATAGTAATTTCCGCAAGTTACTACGAGGTATGGCGGGAGAATTATTCAGAGTTAATGGCTTACTAAAAGAATACAGCGAGCAAATTATTCCAGATCAAACGGTTAAATTTATCAGCGAATGGGAAAAAACGCTTGGTATCCCTGATGATTGTTTCAGCGGATCAGGTGATTTAGACGATAGGCGTCGTGATGTGCTAGTTAAACTGTCTGCATTAGGGGTTCAGACTCAGCAGGACTTTATAGATTTAGCGTTATTATTTGGGATTGAAGTCCAGATCACAAGCGGTACTGAGACGGCCATGTTCCCTATTACATTTCCTTTCTTGTTTTTCAACTCGTTAAAAGAAGCGCGGTTTACTATTGTTATAACATTCACAGTGGCAGCATCAGAACGTTTTGAGTACACTTTTCCTATATTATTCGGTGGAGAAGAAATTGGCATACTTGAGTGTCTATTTGGCAAATTAAAACCGGCAAACTGCAAAATAATATTCCAACAAATTTGAGGGCGGCATGAGAGATCTAAACGACAAAACAACGGGATCAACTCTTCTCGCAATAGAATGGAATGATCTTCCGTCTGAGTTGCAGAACATCATTGAGGCGCTGGGAATAACGCTTTCATCAAGCGATTTAAACCAACTCGGCAAAGCGATTGCCGGGTATGTCGCTAACGGCTTGTTCTATAGTGATAGTGGCGCGGCAAACGCCTATGTGTTATCTGTTATCGGGTCCAAACAATCAGTAACTGGATACACTGATGGAATGGTAGTGACTTTCGTAGCTGGGAATACAAACACAGCCGCTTCTACTGTCAATGTTGCTTCTCTCGGCGTTAAAAATATCAAATTATTAAGCGGGGATGACCCGGCTGCCGGGTCTATTAACGGGAATGTCAGGTTGAAATTCGACGCGTCGAATGATCGATTTGAACTGGATAGATCAGGACAGGTTGTAACAACGATCGTCGAATCATCAACGTCATTTACCCCTGCGCCGGATACAAAAACGATTAAGTTTACTGCTATTGGTGGTGGTGGGGGTGCTGGTGGTGTTGATGGCCAGGGAGCGGGTACTACCGCCCTGTCACCAGGCGCAGCTGCGGGATCCGTGGTGATTAAAACGATATCGATTATTGACTCAACATACACTATCACTATTGGCGCAGGAGGTGTTGGAGGTTTATCAGGCGCTAATGCTGGCACTCAAGGCGGGACAACTATTGTTCTATCGACAAATGTATCAATTAACTCAATAGGCGGTTTAGCTAGCGTAGGAATAACCGGGAATGCAGGGACAGGTTCATTTAATGGGGCCAATGGGGTGGTCCCAAACGGGGGCGATATTAACATACGGGGTTCAGGCGGGTCTATTTCCACTATCGTCAATGGAGACCCTGTTTTGTATGGAGACGGCGGACAATCATTTCACAATTCTTTTGCATCGGCGCCTATCATAAGCAGCATAGGCTTAATTGGCGCTACGTATGGCGGAGGGGCCAGTGGGTCTGCATCGATAGATGTTGCGACTAATTTTGCTGGTGCTGACGGTGCTGACGGTGTAGTAATTGTTGAGGAGTTTATATAATGCGAGTATTTAAAGTTGTGGATGGGGTTGTTACTCAAAGTGCGCTTTTTGATTTAATCGAAGACGGATGGGTCGCATCACAGGAAGGCGCGGGAATAGGCTGGATAGATAACGGTGATGGTACGTTTTCAGCGCCTGACGAAGATGAAATCAGCTTAGAGGACGCCCAGGCTACTCGACATGAATACGTAAATAATGCACGGAATCAGGCTATTATCTCCGGGGTCACTTACGGTGTTAATGTCTATGATAGTGATGCGGTCAGCCGAGAAAATATAACAGGTCTGCAGGCGGCCATCAGTAACGGTTATACGTTACCTGACAATTTCACCTGGCGCACTGCCGACAATACAGATGTTTCTTTTTCTCAAACTGATATTAATGCCCTGTCCTATATCATGCTTGATCACGTCAATGATCAATATGTCATCAGTTGGGGATTAAAAGATAATATCGACGCAGCAACAACGGCAGCCGCAGTGAACGCAATAACATGGCCTGTATAATATGGGAGCGTTAGGTGTATAAACTATCACGAAAATCGCTATACAACATATCAAAAATCGACAAAAGACTGATAGAAATCAGTCAATTAGCTATTACGCTGACCTTAGTTGACTTCGGTCATGGTAAATATGCCGGAAAACGATCAGCAAAAATGCAGCACGGTTTATATGTTTTGGGGAAATCTCAATGTGATGGTTACGACAATATCAGCAAACACCAATCAGGTTTAGCATTAGATTTTTATGCGTATGTTAACGGCAAAGCTAGCTGGGAAAGGCATCATTTGGCAATGGTGGCGGCTGCGGTTTTACAAGCCGCTGGCATTTTAGGTTATATAATATCATGGGGCGGATTATGGCGGTCTAAGCGGTCGAAAATGTATGGCTGGGACATGCCGCACGTTGAGTTGATAGAATGAGTGCGCCGTTAAGAAAAACCCGCCGCCGCATTGCGTATTGGGTCATGACATTAATTACCATGATAATTTTTTGGATGATGTTGCCCGGCGACATAGGGCAAATTGAACAGGCGTTGGCGTTGGTTGTTGTCCCATCATTGATTGCCATTGTGGTGGCGTTTATCACCGGGGAAACGTACTCAGATCATTCTGAGAGGAATAGCAAGCAATGATTGATACGCTAATGACGATCATGAGTTCTTCTGGCGTAGGTGCCATCACTGGCGGAATATTTGGATGGTTGAATCGTCGTGAGGATAGAAAGGCTCAAAAGGACAATCAAGATTTTCAAATCAAAATGATAGGTGTGCAATCAACTGCTGACATTGGAGCCTCGGAGGCCAGAGCATTTGAGGAATCCCAAAAAACACTTAGCAAATTCGGTGACGCTATCAAATCCGCAGTCAGGCCGCTTATCACTGGCATGCTGCTGTATATGGTGTGGGGCATCCTGCAGGGCCTTGAAGACATCACGGGTGGCCTGGTCAGCATGGATGCGGATACAGCGGCAGTATTGTATCGGGACATCACATTGAATATAATCAGCCTAACAGCAACCGCCGTAAGCTGGTGGTTTGCAAGTAGACCAACATCAATTACTAAACTTCGGGGATAAATTATAATGGCAACTAAACCAGCACCTACACCACCCAGGAAGAATGCAGGCGGACGCGGCAAGCAGCGAGTTAAAAAACCGAAATGATAACCACTGTCCTGCTTACAATTATAGCGCTCACCGTTTTGATTCAGCCGAACGCACCACGGTTATTTGCTGCTTTGTTGTTTGTAGGATTGACGCTAATTCATGAATTTTTCATGTCAGATCTTGATGGATTGGCGTATTACGGAAGTGCAGCGTTGTTAGACTTAGGGATAATCATACTAACAAGCGGGATCACACCAGTTCCTAAAATGGTTATCGATTTGCATCGAATATGTATGGTATCAATATTGATTAATTTTATTGGTTGGTTAATTTGGCTAGCATATCTACCGCCCGCCGCTTACGATTCGGCTTTTGTTATACTTTACTTGTGGGCAGTATATATACTCATAAACAAGGACAGCGCTGATGTGGGAGGTTTTACAATGGGCGGCTGGGAGTCTTGCTTTCATTTCAATACTTACTCACGCATCAGCGGTATTGATCGCAACGGTGACTAAAAATGAACGTCAAAGAAATAGCTCACGAGATAATAAACAGTCCGAAAGTTGCAACCATTGTGGTGGGTTCAACTGCGGGAACCGGTGCAGGGTCAATTCTTGACTGGATACCTGATGACATTGGCAAACTTGCGGTATTGATCAGTATCATATTATCAATGGTATTGATACCTGTCCACTTGGTGAAATTAAAGAAAGAACGCCTTGAGTTGAAAATCCTGAAACAGAAGTCGGCTAACCAACGCGAGGATTAGGGAAAATACTTAAAGAGATACTGATCTACTTACCGCCTCCTACTTTGTGTATAACCAAATCAAAAATATGATACACAAGCTGTCTTGTGGTTGTTTCGTCAGCGTCTAAAGCCAATGGTGATTTTTTTTGCGCCTACAATGTAGGCGGAGAAAATCAACGTTGCTTGACTTGCCCTTAATGGTCATTTTTCACAAATACTTAAAGACTTGCTGTGGATGTTGCCTATTACCTTAATCTTCAAGCGCCTATTGACTATGTCGAATAAAGGGATAAATGATTTTTCAGTTTGTTCAATTCCGGTTCGTTCAATGGCCCACATGAAATCCACCATTTTTACAATGCCGCGAATTTCCCAATCGTAATCAGCGTCAAAGTGGCTGTTTGAATATGGCTCTTCACTCCACACAAAGCATTCGTCGTTGCCATAAATCTCGACGCCATCAATATCGGTGAGTCCTGTAAAGATCGCAATGTGCCCGGAGACTGCAAGGGGCTTCATAACTTTATACTTTGCGTCCCATGATCTTAGTTTTATTTCGTTCATATGATTACCAATCTATTTTGCCGAAGCCGATTTCTTTTTTGCACTTCGGGCAATCAAAAACTTCATCCGTGCCATCACATCCAAATCCATCCTCACCTAGCAGTATCTCGTATATATAGCCGTCGTCATTTAATGATGTGATGTCAAATAAGTTAAAATAATGGTCACAATGAGGGCACGATACATTCGCAGTTATCTGCAACGTACCGTCAACTTTCTTCAATTCACTCATCTGCTCACCTGATCCCAACTATGTATTTCAAGCGCATCAAACACAATACACTCACGTATCCATCCCTCAATATCGCCCGTGGATAGCGTCACGCCTTTGCTTGCGTAGACCACCTTTTTGATTTCATCAATTGATTTTCCCTCTCGAAAACAAGCGATAACTTGATCGGGACTGAAACTTTTCCCGGCCGCGATGTAATTCAATTGTTGTCTCCCTGCATCCTCTCAATTAAATCAATTAAATCCTGCACCGTGACAATCTTTTTGAGATCCTCGTCCGCAATCATGTCTAAACCAAGGTCATCTTCGACGCCCATGATTATTTCAACGAAATCAAGGCTGTCCGCTCTAAGGTCTCCACAAATTCTATCCGTTGTCGCAGGGAATTCAGGCAAATCGAGTTGCTTCGCAATAGAAATTAATACGCTTTTTTCGACAGTTAATGTCATTTTCTCGCCTCAAGTATTTCTTCTTCCTGGACAATGCCGTTAGTTGTTATATAGCTCATAGTGTATGGGTGGAATTTGGAATTTCCCATCACGTATTCTATTCTTGATATCAACAGTTTTTGGCCTTCCATATGTCTGACCCAGTATCCAACTTTGTATTTAGGTTTGTCGCTCATGATCATTCTCGGTTAACGTGATAATTGAATCTGCCGCTTACTATCTTGTCTGAATTTTTTCCAAGTCATCCGTCTATAGAATTTATCTGACGGTAAATAGTTCCAGTAGCCACCTATTCTTCTCAAGCCTCTTCGACGAGGGCTTTTGTTCCCTGTGTTATTCATCCTGGGTATCGGGTGTGCTGGTGTCAATGTGCGGTGTGAATGCCAAGAAATCTGTCATCGTCCTAAAGCGTTGAAGCTTTTCTAGCAGCATGTCCGAGCCTGATTTGAGTTTTTTGTTCTCCAACTTAAGGGCCTCTAACTCTTTAACAATTTCATCCATCTGTGGGCCTGTCATGATTCTGATTCCTGGGTATCGGGTGTGCTAATAATGGGTAGCTCGGGCATGGGCATCCAGTGGGTTACTTCGTCTTCCCAGTCGCCGTCTTTCTTTTCCGAAAACATACCGCCATATTGTGTCTTACCATTGACCTTAACCCTGACTTCATACGGCCGTTCGCGTTCTGGGTGGTAGATAATTGACATATTAATTGCTCAGTAACTAATATAAACGTTATCGATTATTTTTTTTGCGATAATTGTAATTACTTCCTTCGCAATCTCTCCGTCTATTCCATTAGCCACTAAGCCATCGACCGCGTCATTGTGAACTTTTGCTCTGCGTTTTTTGTTGCGCTCTCTTTTCTCGGTCTCAAGACGGACACACTTAGCTTTCTCTTCGGCTTCGCGCTTCACCCTGGCCTCTGCGTCTATAACCGCCTGTTTTTTCTCTTCTACACGACGCGCTTCCAATATCACCGCTTCTTTCTTTGCCTGTTTTTCTCGCTCAACAGCCTCTTTCTTTGCATTTTCAGCTTCACGTTTTGCTATTGCCTCGCGCTCGATAGCCTCCTGCTTTTCTAGTTCGATACGTTCGGCTTTATCTTCAGCCGCTATGATATCATCTTTCGCCTTTTGCTCAGCCGCCTTGATTTTGAGTTCTGCTTTTTGCTCGGCTGCCACCCTGGCATCTTCGGCGATCCTCTCTTCACGTTCTTTTTGATCCCTGGCGACTTGTTCTTTTCGCAAGCGTTCTAGTTCGGCTTTCTCTGATTCCGCCTTCTCTGCCTGCGTGAGAGCGTCCTGGAGATATTGCATCGATATCTTGAATTCACGAGTAGCTTCGGCCATGTATTCGTCGAAAGAATCGTCAGGCTCAAGATTTTTCAGATCCTCAATGTGATCTTTTATCAACGCGATAGGTGCTGCGTGTAGTGTGATCTGTCTAATGCCGACAATCTCATCGAACCTTTCTTCGATTGCGGCCTTCCTTGATTTTTCTTTTTCTTCGATAGCCTTTAACGGCGCGGCGTGGACTTCGATCATTTCTTCAACTTCTGATATGATTTCCCCTGCTTCAGAATCAACCCGCCTGCCGTAATCCAGACTCGACTTTTTCTCATTTTTCCGCGCGTTATCTATTGCTGTTTTTGTTTTCCGTAGTTGATACACATGAGACCTGGCGTCTTTGTTGCCTTTGTCATCTGAGTAATCGAAAACCATACTTGAATTATGTTGTTTTAGTTCGGCCAATTGCGCTCTGAATTTGTCGTAAGCCGCTATTGGTCGATCAGAATCTATTTGTAGTTCACTCATTTCCATACCCTAATTCTTTAAGTTGATGCTTTTTTTCTGACATTTTGTCGGTGAAATTTTGTATCGCCGCTGATAATAGAGAGATGTATTTGCCATCTCTATTAACTCTGATAATCATTGGCTCAAGAACAGGGTGATATGAAATGAAATCGAACCAATCTCGCTCTGTTATCCAAAGTGCTCCTTGCACCTGTGGCACATATGTCGATGGTATTTTGTCCGCCATTAAATATTTGACATGGATGCCTGGTTTTGGACATTTTATTTCTATTCCTCCATCGTCGCCGACCAATCCATCCGGGCTGCACCCTGCAAAGTCGTTAGTAACAAAACCGACCTGATCAACGTCAACATTTTTCTTCATCTCGTAAAATGTCCTCGCGCTTTCCTCCAATTCGTGTCCGCGTTCTGTCCACATGTTGCCCTCCCATGACTCCAGGGGCTCGCCCGCCATCCATTCAGCCAGCAGAGTATTCATGTAGTCGGCAGATTGTGTGGACGCCTTGCCAGTGCTCGTTATTATTTTGCTAAATTCTGATGCCGTCGGAATAGCCAATCTCAGATCAAGCCATTCTGGTGAATTTTGTTCAACGTCATGTATTTTCATGATTTTTTCTTCCGTTTTGAAATTAAATCCATCGCACTTTTAAAATAACCCTCTTGCAAATCCGCCACAGAATTAATTTTGTAATGCTTTAACCACCTGGTTTCATCGATTTCGTGCTCATCTAGCACGGCCACTAGGCTCAACCTTTGCGCTTCCGATATCATTTTTACGGGATCAGAGCCTCTGCCATCATCATCACTATCCGCCGATGCAAGTCCAGTTGCTGCTAATAATGTGTATCTTTGGAGATAAGTGACGGTTGACCCGATAGCCTGTATGCTGTTTTTCCCGCCTGATTGATCGTCATTAGCGCGCATTGATACGCTTTCAGAGTGCCCTAGAGAGTGAGTTACAATGCAGGTCACTGTGATAGCGCTATCTTGATTTATGTCCCATCTAAATGACAACCCGTGCTTCGCCATGCCATCACTAATAGCATTAGCAACATGATCTAGGCTGGCGTGATTGTATTCCGTTTTCCCTTTGTTGGTTTTAAATGAGACATGTTTGTTTTTTCTAATAACAGGCGGGGCGGCTTTAAACGCTGTCATTGCTACCACAAAAGCTTTCCTGGCCTCGTTTTTCTCCCATCGTTCCTGCAGATCCATGAGTTGCTGCATTTGCTCTAAGCTCGCGCCTTTATCGATTGCTGTTTGCAGCATTAACATCGGCGTTACTGTCGGCAAATTGCCATCAGATTTGATCTCTGCCGTTACGATTTCTTTCATTTGCTTGCCCATTTGTCCCTCTCAATTAGTAGCTCAAAACAACGCTTCATCGCTCTGGTTCGATTGCTTGATTCGCCCAAGCAGAGCACCCCAGATTTATGTCGGTAGCTGGCGCAATAAATCCCGTCTGATTTTTTCGTGATTTTCATGATTTTTGCCTTTGTAGATTTATTGCGGTATTTAAGCCGTTGGACAAAGAAAACAGTTGCAAATCAGGTGCTTTATAGTTTGAGTTTAAATTTTCAAATATCCAGATTGACCCAGCCGGTGAATTTTTTGAATAAATTTTATGGTCTAAAAAATAAATATCGCCTTCAAGTACATCAAAGACAATCCCATCCATCGTCCACGCATCCATCAATATAGCAACAATAGACTCAGGCTCATGGACGTACAGATTTTTCAAAAATCTCAATAAAGCGGTTGCTTCTTCGCGCCTGGCAGCCGCTTCATGTTCTGCAGCGTCTTCCTCGAGTTTTTCTGCGCGCTCGCGATCATCTTGATGATCGTCTGAAAGTTGTAGTTCGTATGTCGCCTCGCTCATTTGATAATTCCTTTTTTATTAGCCGTCGCCGGAGCCGTCGCCGTAGCCGGAGCCGTAGCCGGAGCCGTCGCCGTAGCCGGAGCCGTCGCCGTAGCCGGAGCCGTAGCCGTCGCCGTAGCCGTCGCCGTCGCCGGAGCCGTAGCCGGAGCCGTCGCCGTAGCCGGAGCCGTAGCCGTCGCCGTAGCCGTCGCCGTAGCCGGAGCCGTAGCCGTAGCCGTAGCCGTCGCCGTTATGCAGGCTCACATCAAAAGCGCATAAACTAATTGACTTCATGTATCGGCGCTCCCTGAATCGATAATCTCGCCATTTCTGTTATGCTTAAAATCTCGCAAGATTCAGGCAATACTACCGTCTGAACCGACGCGGGAATCTTTGATTTATCATGCACAATGCCATTTTCAGCGACACCAGATAGGCTATGAGAGTTATTTGCACATTTCCAATAGTAGAGCCTCCGCGAATTAGTTAATACTACCTCGCGCCCCTCGTAGCTCTTCAGATATCCGGCATGAACACCAGCATCACGACATCGAACAATGACGTATTCTCCGATCATCTCTTTTTCTTTCGGCTGCGGCTGTTCGGATTTTTCGTCGTCTATAAGCATCATTATTAACCTTTCTAACAATTCTGTTTTCATTTTTGCGATCCCAGTTGATTACTCGATTTGTGGATATACATTAGCATCGTAAAATCAACAATGCAATACCATATGTTGCATTTATTTTAAAAGTCTGTAAGATTAAATCATCAGTAAAATCACGGAAATACTTACATATGCGCATGACATTGAAAAATTACCTGGATATGGATGGCGTTACTATTAACGCAACGGCACAAACAATGGGGACTACTCGCGAATCTATACGGCGATGGCGTGACAATAAAAACCTAGATGTGCTTGTCGTGTTCGATCCTGCCACGGACAAAATATCTCATATTGAGTTAAACCAAACTAAAATCATCAAGGCGAAATCATGACTAGAAAAGTGCTGTGGAGAGGGCAAACGGATTACGATGACGCGGATGACGACGACTGGGTATACGGGTCGCTAGTAGAGTATTACGGCGATTATAGTATTCGACAACCCAAATATAATTATGACATCGCTGTTAAATCATCGACCATCGGGCAATTAACTGGCGAGAAAGACGGCGGAGGCAATAGTATTTTTGAGAACGATGTTCTGTGCCTTGAGGAGGATTTCAAGCCTCTCTATACAGTCGTGTGGCGCAGGGCAAAAGGGGCGTGGATGGTGATCAATAAAAAAGCAGGAGGGCGGCCATTCTACCTATGCGATTTCCTGCGTATCAATTCCAGTGCCGTCAATATCGTTGGCAACACCAGCGAGCCAAAATATATTGATTTAATATCAGAGGATGAGAAATGAAAATAGAAATTAACGAAAGGGTGTTGGCCGCGCACAAGAAATACATGGAGGCAAGGAATGAGTATGCGGATTCCATAGGTCTTGAGAATATGGATAGAGCTTTCAAGATTTACTCTGAAGCCTCGCGTAATTTTGCCATGACCATCGCTCCTTTCGTTGAAGAATCCAACGAGGCAGTATGAATATGGGGGGTATCTACGATTAAGTGGATAAATCTCTTAAAATAATTGCCATTAACAACTGATATCAAACAAGGATTGTTATGAAACTTATCGTCAATAAAAAAGAAATTGAAATTATAGTAGCGCGGCATCTATCCAAGACATACGGGGACACGATGATTTTTATTCATACCAAATTTGATGAGGCCGGGGAGAATATTGTGGTTGATTTGAGCGACGTATCGATTGCTGACGAGATAATTACCCGGAGGGATTAGGCGCATTACCAATAAATTACCAGTAAATTACCAGTAAATTAAGGGTGAGAAATATGAAGGAATCAGAATTAGAGATACTTGAAAAGTTTGTTAAAGAGGAACGAGAACGAATAACGATTGAAGAAAAAGAAGCCTATGAAGCTGGGCCTCATAAATCTTTTTCGCTGGGGGATTGGGTCACAGACGGAGAAATCATAGGAACTGTGCACTATTGCGAAGAAGTTGGCTATCTCCATATTAACATCAAGAATAAAAATGGCGGGCTACTCGGCCAGACTCGGTCCGATAAATACGTTCTTGTTGATGATGAAGTGAGAGATTATTACACGCAAGAACACGAACTGGTTGTTTTTCTCACCGGAGAGGATATCGAAGCTATACTCAGGAAGCTAGGGCCGAGGAATTATAATCCAAGTAAATCAAAAGATAAATTATTGGATGCTCTAGAAAAACTACGTTAAGAGGAAACGAGATAATTACCGGATAATTACCGGATAATTACCGGATAATTACCGATAAATCACTGATAAATTAAGGATGTAATATGAAAACATTTGAAATGAACCAAACACAAATGGACGCGCTAATGGCTGCATGTAAGCCTGTGGCGATGATTGCATTGCAATGCCGTACGCCATCGTCTCCCCAGGAAAACGCTAATAATGCATGGGAGAAATTAGGCCAGGAGATGGGATTTGACCACATGACGGTGCGGCCAATTTCAGGGAAATCACAGCTTTTCTTTACTGCTGAGTGTAAGAGTACACCATAGATGGTATGATCAACTTCGCGGCGCCCGGTTTCAGCCTGATCCCTGTTTCTGGTCCTCATTCCTAAACCCTCGGGGTGTCGCGTTTATTTTTAAATTAGGGGTATAAATTAGGAAAATTTTAATGAGTTTTGAAGCGGCCGCTTGGGCCATAAAACAAAAAACAAACAGGCCTATTGAAAAATTAATTCTTATCGCTTTATGCGACTGCTATAACAAAAACAATTCAAGATGTGACCCGTCAATAATTTATCTCTCGGAAGTGGCGATATGTTCCGAGCGACAGGCGACTAGATCTATCAACCAATTAGTTATCCAGGGATTTATATCTGCCTGTAGAAAAACAGGCAGGAGAACCAATTACAATATCAACTTAACCCCTGACTCACAGTCACCCCACCCCCGACTCACAGTCACCCCCACCCCTGACTCACAGTCCAAAACCCCTGACTCACAGTCACCCGAACCAGTAAGAACCATTAATTTAACCAGTAAGATACCGATACCAGATTTTATTGATAAAAAAATGTGGTCTGATTTTTTGGAGATGCGGGGAAAGAAAAAGAACTCGGATGTTTCTTTGAAGCGGATCATCAACGAACTAACGAAATTTGAAGCTAAAGGGATGGATGTGAACCAGGTGCTCAATAACTCAATCATGAGCTCATGGATCGGTGTCTTCCCAATAAAAGAATTCAAATTAGACAATCAACCACCTGCGAGGATTGTAGGCCGATGATTCTAAACATTGAAAAACAAGTCTTGTCGACGGTCATGTGCGAATTCAATCCGATCCCGCTCGATCTCAACCCTAATCACTTTTCGACATCTGAGGGCCAGAAAATATACAGGGCCGCGCTCGATGTCGCTCACGATGGACTGATCACCAATGTTTTTTCTGTCGCTGAGAAATTGTTCGATGCAGACAAACAAACCGATTGGCAACCGATCATTGCTTCAATCGTTTTGGAAAACCCTGCTAGCAATGTCAACATCGAGTCCTATGTCAACATCGTAAAAAACGAATATTACCAGCGCAAATCCGAACGTGCCGCTAAAATCTATCTGAACAAAGTTGTCGACAGGGACGCTAGCGCGTTATCTGGATTGCTGGGATCGATGGGTGCGGATGTCAACTACCACGCAAATCAAAAAGAATCACTGAAATCTGTATTTGATCGACTAGACGAGATTTCCAACGGCGGGCTGCCTGCAGTGAGCACGGGGCTGAGAAAATTGGATGATTTGCTGGGTGGCTGGCAGGATTCACATTTGATTGTTTTGGCCGCTAGGACGGGCGTGGGCAAAACCGCTGCGATGTGTAATTTTGCGCTCAGTGCTGATTGCTCAGTTGGGATTATTTCTGCTGAGCAGAGCCATCGGGAATTGATGCAACGGATGCTCGCTATTCACAGCGGCGTGTTCGGGTCAAAATTCAGAACCGGCGCTATGAGTGTAATGGATTTTAATCTGCTATCAAAAAGCACCGAATATATATCTGAGCGGAAAATCAGGTTTTATGACAAAGGGATGCCGAATATCGACGCGGTTGTGAACGCTGCGATACAAATGAAGCATCAAGATGACATCAAGATTCTGTTCGTAGATTACATTCAATTCATAAAGTCTGACGTTGGATTTTCCAGGCACGAAAATATTGGAGATATTACCGGGACTCTCAAGTCGCTAGCAAAGCAATTGAAAATACCTGTTGTGGCCTTGGCTCAAGTTGGTCGACAAGCTGAGGGGCGAATGCCGATGCTTTCGGATTTGCGCGAATCGGGATCAATTGAGCAGGATGCTGATGTTGTTATTTTTTTACATCGAGAGGCGATGACTAATCAGACATCAAATCCAAATCACATGGACGTCAACGTGGCAAAGAACCGGCACGGCCCAACGGAAATCATTGCTGTGCAGTGGATCAAGGATTTAATGAGGATAGCAGACCTATGATCACCTCAAAACCTACGCGCTACAACGGGATTGTTTATCGATCCAGGCTTGAGGCTAAATGGGCGGCAATGTTTGATCTTTTAGATATAAAATTTGAATATGAGCCAGCCCATTACATGACATCGATCGGTGGATATTTGCCCGATTTTCTTCTTGACGGGAAATTGATTGTTGAGATTAAGCCGATTATCCCGACAAGTGATGAGTTTACAAAGCTTTGTGATGTTGGTAATCAGACCGATAAGACCTGTATTTTTCTTTGTGGTTTTCCCTTGTCTGCAGATGCAGAATGCGTGTATCTACTCAACAGACAGACGACAAGTTTTTTGGGTATTTTTGGCGTTAGTGTAATCCAAGAGCATAGGATTAATTATTTCCTTTCTGCTGTGAGAAACAAATTTAAGACCAGAAGGGTCATGGATATTTTAAAAGAAATCACCGCGAAGTTCAGGAACAGCTATGGATAAATTATCACGCCCCTGGGATTGTATTTATTCGCCGTTTGAGCTGGAGATAGCGCGCAGATGCCGGAAGACTTTGCCGGATGAGGATTATGCTGTTAAAGCTCTTGATATTGAAATGACACAGATTAAAGTTGAGGAATGAGTATGGAAATTGTAATTGGCATTGGGGCATTTTGGATCTTATGCGGGGTTTTAGATTACGGAATTATGCTGGCTTATTTTCAACGAGAATTCCCAGTTATTGCCGAGTTCATGTTTGAGGAAGATAGAAGAGATTCGATTTCATTTTTTGCTTTAGGCCCAATATCACTCGCCGACGATCTACTATCTGGCTATGGAAAGCACGGCCTGATGTTCAGAAATCCACACAAAAGGAATGAAAATGAGACATAAACTGGAAAAAGGCACTGCAACGGTGATTCTGGAAATTGCCCTTTCGTTGACGTTAAAAGACAAGATCCGGCTTGAGTCGAAAAAATACGGTATGAACATGAGCGAATACGTTAGGGAGACCGTGTTGCACAGGATTGATGTGGATAATTTTACGGATAGTGAAGAATCTTTGAAGTAGGGCTTGAATCATCCGGGTGATTGGACTATAGTGGGGCATATCAACGCAAAACAGGGATCAAGAAAATGGAAGTATCACTAACAAAAGAGCAAGCGATCGAGATTGCAACTAACGCAATCAATGCTTCGGCCCCGATGGGTATGGGTCGTATTCACTTCGAAGATAAGAACTACACACAAGACGAAGTAGCAAAATCATTCGGAAATGATGACCAAGCATCATTCGATTACTACCACGGAAGAATGGTAAAACTTCATTTCTTCAAATCTCCCAATGGAGATTACATATTCCCCTCTCTTGTCGACGTTGAATACCAATCCTGGGCTGGAAAGTACCCGACCTATGAGGATTTAATTTTGTCGGTTGTGCCTGATGCCACTTTTGAGGAGATAGCATCAACAACCGAGACCGCCAGGAGAGACTGACACTGAATTTACGAGCAGCGGCTAAACGTCATAGGGCCAGCATGAGGTTCCGACTCTGACCGGTTGAAAAGGGGAAGGGCCAAGCAATAGTGCATACTCGGGGGCGTGACTTGTAGGAGAGACTACTACCAATTTAGAGAGAGGACGAAATGTTTAGCACCAGTCAAAAGCAGAAAATTTCACAGAATATTCAAGACATTCTGAGAGAGACAAATCATCCTGAACTGCCAAATAGCGAGATTAAATTCACTATTCGAATCGAAGGTGCTGAATCATGGTCATGGGCCGAAATACAAAACAACGGTGCTTATGATGGAAAGCCTGGAAATCCTTTCAATGAATTGTATAAATCTACAAGGAGATGATTTCAAGTGGCGGCGGCGTGGTAATGGATCGTACATGCCGTAGAGTCAGCACAACAGTCGGCTCTCCGTTAAATACCAAGCAGGGAAACGGCCTGCTCAATGGACGCATTAAGCCCAGTGGGAGACAAAACGTTAAAGCCAGAGTAGCGCCTGGCCCGCCACTTAAAATGATTTCAAAAATGAGAAACGAAGGGATAAAATAATGAAACCAGAAACAATGATGATTGATGATGTGAAATACGTGCGCGAAGACTCAATAAAAGTATTCGCGCTGCCTGATGGAGATTTTTCTCCTTGGGAAACAGGCGAGGAATATCACATCGAAACAGCAACTAAGTATTATCTCGGAAGATTGATACTGGTCACAGACAAGGAATTAGTTGTTGACGGTGCTTCATGGGTGGCCGATACAGGTAGATTTAACGAGTACCTGAGCGGAAGCAACCCAAGCGAGAATGAACCCTACCAAAAAGGATCGGCGCTGATAATTAGTAGAGGCGCATTGGTCTCGGCAGTTAAACGCGAAATCATAATTGAGGTTATCTGATGAACGCCGTGATGCTGCGAGAAGGTTATTTAGGGTCTGGGTCTAGGTCTTGGTCTTGGTCTGGGTCTAGGTCTGGGTCTAGGTCTGGGTCTAGGTCTGGGTCTAGGTCTTGGTCTGGGTCTGGGTCTGGGTCTGGGTCTAGGTCTGGGTCTAGGTCTGGGTCTAGGTCTTGGTCTGGGTCTAGGTCTGGGTCTAGGTCTTGGTCTTGGTCTGGGTCTGGGTCTAGGTCTGGGTAAACGAAAAAGCCCCAAATTAATGGGGCCTTTAAGTTGCAATTGAGGTTAATCAAGTGCAGTATGTCGAGTAACGAACTAGAACACGAGAAGAATCATACTGATGTTCTTTCAGTATATCAACAAAAATTTCTTATCGTGTTCAAATTCGCTGCACAGTGGCGATAATTGCGCGTCCAATGTTTAAAGGAGAGTGCACAACGGTGGTAGTGCAGCGGGGCGCACCCGTACTGGAGGTTCGAATCCTCCCTCTTTTTCCAAAAAATTGCAGAGTAAAATTGATAGGTTAAAAGCAAATGCAAAGTAAACGGAGAGATTATGATCAATAAAGAATACTTTAGATGCGGCAGTGCTATCAGAATTTTATCTTCAGATGAAGACGGGGAAAAATTCTGGGTTCAAAAAAAATTCACATCTATCAACGCAGCTAAACGGACATCGCGAAAGATTCAGGCGGAAGGAAAAAAACTTCGTTGCGTAGATGCTTTCCCGAAAACGCCGGATCTTAAAGAAATATCGGCAGAAGATTTGTTAGCGTCTTAACCATGGATTTTGTAATTCAGCCGAATGAACTCAGGGAAAGTGTAAAACGCAACGTGTGCGCTCACATAGACGCCCTGGAGGCCGATAAGCCTTGGCTGGTAACTGTCTCTAGGTTAGTCAAGCAACGCTCAGGATTGCAACGAAAGGCCTTGTGGGGCGTTGCTTACAAGGTCATCTGCGACGAAACGGGTTACAAAGATCAGGATTTGCATGTTTTGTTGTGTGGTGAGTACTTTGGCTGGCAGGTTAAAGACATGTTCGGGAACAAAAAACGAGTGCCAGTGAGGACGACGACACAGGATGAGGCCGGCAATCGGGATGTGATATCTCGCCAGGAATGCGGCAAATATTATGACTTTATACAGAGATTTGCGGCTGAATACTCGGTTGACGTTCCTGATCCTGATCCAGCATGGAGATTCAAATCTAAAGGTGATGAATAATGGATTATTGGAAAGAATGCATAGAGGAAGCTTTCGAAGATTCTGGAATTGTTGCAACAGAATCTCAGATAGAAAATGTAATTTCTGCGGTAAAAGGCGCGCATGAGAATTACGGAACGGCGACTGGCGAGGAATTAATATCTAATCCTGTCGAATTGCAGGCAGATAAAGATCTTCGCAATCTCCAGCGGGAAATTGATCGGCGAGAAAAGTGGGAAAGGGACACTCAAGTATGCCCCGTATGCATGACGACAGGGAGTTCGCTAGGTTCCATTATTTGCTATAAATGCAGTGGTAAAGGCAGGATTATTAGAAGCTAAGAGGCGAAGTAGATGATAAATGAAGCAACTGCGAGAAATTATAGTCTAGATGAGATGGTGAGGATAAACGAGCCGTGGTGCGCTACTGAGATTTATAGGCGACTGCAGGAAGAACCTAATATTGTTGTGGATGTGTCTGGATATTACACTCAGGATGAATACGAAGATGCAGGTCTTGACGAGTATGATCGCGGGATACGAGAGGGATATAGCGAGGGATACAAAGACAAATCTGACGGCAAGAAAAACAGGGATGAGTTTTAATCATGGAGTGGGGACCAACGATACGCGGGCCATCAGGCGGGATCAAAAGGATGCCTCAAACCAAGCACAATATCGTGATATTGGTGCGTGATCCGGGCTATATCGACCGCACTCGCTCCAGGGAGCCGCTTTCTAGTAATCAGACGCGACTCGCTCTAGAAAGGCAACGAGATAGGGCTTTGAATGGAAAGTAAAACAATTCGCCGAACGAGGATAGCTGGATGAATTCAAAATTGATTGAAAAGCCCTTATTTATGCTACTGCGGCTCATCAAGCGGTCGGGCAGCTAAGGAAGTACACAGGTGCGCCGTATATTGTTCATCCGATTGAAGTATCTCGCATTGTTGAGGATGTCGGCGGCACAGAAGATATGATTTGTGCTGCTCTACTACATGATGTCGTCGAAGACACGAAAATAACCTCAAGACAAATATGGGAACAATTCGGGTCAAATGTTTCCAACTACGTTTACTGGTTGACTGACAAGTCAAGGCCTTCGGACGGGAACAGGAAGGTGCGCAAGGAAATAGACAGAGATCATATTTCTAGCGCTCCGGCGGAAGCAAAAACGATCAAGCTTGCTGATTTGATTTGCAACACAAGGTCAATTGTTGCTCATGACCCGAAATTCGCAAAAGTTTATTTAGAGGAAAAAGGGTTGCTATTAAATGTATTGAAAGAAGGCAATGCTCATCTATATGAGCTTGCTCGTAATACTTGGTTGCGTGGGCTTGAAGGACAACGGGATAGGAGTTTGGATGCAAAGTAAAAATAATGCGCCGAATGTGGCTCAAAAGCGGTGGCGAGAGGAGGTCAGGGGGCTGGGCAGCATAGTTTCTTTGAGTGGTTATTATGGCCGGACGGTAATTCACCACCCGGTCGGCCAGTCGGCAAAAATAAAAGGGGTTGGCAACATTGGCAACTGGTGGGTCATTCCGTTGACCGAGGACCTCCATGAGGATCTGCACAACGGCGAAAAGTTCGGCTTTGAAACTCGGAAGGAGTGGGAAAAATATATGTTTGCCGATGTGATGAAGAAATTATATGGTCATCCAGATTCGCCAAGCGACGAGGTTTTGGCTGCGATCAGAGATTATAGGCGGTGAACCAGGCAGAAACCCTATTAAAAATTCATCTAACGGAAGAAAAAATCCCATTTGAAACAGAGGTGGAGCTTGTAGATAACCGAAAGTTTCGATGGGATTTTGTCATAGGCAAACTGGCGGTCGAGATTCAAGGCGGTATCTGGCGCAAGAAAGGGGCGCACAATACCGGGTCAGCTATTATGCGTGATTGTGTGAAATGCAGATTGGCCGTAAATGCTGGTTATATTCCGGTTTTCTTTGTCACTTCTGAGGTTTTGGACGGCACGGCAATTAAGTGGATTAAGAATTATCGTGAGCATAGATGGGATTTTGTTGCCGGCCAGTCACTTTTCGTCATCTAACGAGCAAAAGTGCTGTTTTTGGCGTTTGTGTAAAATTGACGACAACGGTAGAATGGGGGCTGTAGAGGATTGAGTGCCAGTATTCACGGGTTTATATAAAAGTAATCTCCCCTTAGTTGATTTCGATGAAATATGATAGAATTAGCTAATGACGATAAATAATTATCAAAGTGAATGCCTATTTGTACAGCTACAAGGGCGAGCCGGTAGAGGTAATTGCCCAGTCAGATAAAGTTGATCTTATCCAGATCGGCGACAGGGTTGTGCTCGTCAAAAAAGAATCCAAAAAATCACCTAAATTGAGATTGATTAAAAAGGCAACATAATGCCCGCAGGAAGACCGTTATTAGAGATAACCCCAGCGCTATGCGAAAAAGCTGAAACCCTTGCTGGTAAAGGGTTGACTATTAATCAGATAGCACTATCACTCGGAATGGGTAAGAGCACACTGTATGATAAAAAGGCTGAATACGTGGAGTTCTCGGATGCAATAGAGAGGGGTAGAGCAAAAGGGATAGAAACTATCACGAATGCCCTATTTAAAAACGCTTCTGAAGGCGACACAGTGGCCCAGAAATATTATCTCAACAACAGGGATAATGATAACTGGAAAGACCGGATACATAGCAACACTGAGCACACAGGGGAAGTCACCCATGTTGTTATGTCGGCAGATGAATACAAAAAAGCTCGTGAAGAAATGCTAAATGACGATGAATGCTAAGCATGTTTTTGCTAGGCGCGCTGAGTGCGCAGAAGACGGGTTGTATTTCAATCGGTATTTCTTCAAGCAGCGATTCGGCACGAAAATGGTCATTGGACGACATCATGTCGTTATTCAACGCGCACTTGACCGGACAATGCTGCCTCCTGACCACCCTGATTTTATATCCCGATTAATAATCAACGTTTCTCCCGGCTATTCAAAAACCGAACAGTGCTCAATTAACTACATGGCCAGAGGGCTGGCTATTAACCCAATGGCTCGTTTCCTGCATTTGTCCTACTCAGACAGATTAGTAATGTTAAACAGCAGCACAAGTCGAGAGATTGTAAAGTCATCAGATTTTCAGGGCATGTGGCCTGTCGGCATTAAAAACGACACTGATAGTAAAAAGATTTGGCACACTGATGACAATGGCGGCATTACGGCAACGGCTGCAGGCGGGCAGGTGACAGGCTTTAGAGCCGGCCATATGGATTACAGCAAGTTTACTGGATCTTTGATCATTGATGATCCAGTAAAGCCTGATGACGCATACAGTGAGACTATCAGGAAGGCAGTCAATAACGCTTACAATGAGACAATAGCTAGTCGATTGGCTATTGAGACGATACCGATCATTGTCGTCATGCAGCGGATACACTGGGATGATTTGAGCGGTTATTTGTTAAGAGGCGGATCGGGTGAAGATTGGTATCACCTCAATCTCCCTGTGATTATTGATAACAGGGAAAAATATCCAAAAGAATATACCCACGGTATCCCCATAGATCACGGTCTTGAAGACGGCTGGTTGTGGCCCTTTAAACATAACGCAAAACATGAAAAAGCGCTAAAGTCTCACCGACGCCGGTATGCTGCACAATACAAACAAAAACCGATTAAACGCGATGAAGAAACGAGTTTATGGCCAGAAAAGTTAATCGCCAAGGCCAGGGCTTTGGATATCACTACGCAGCCCATTAGGACGATTGTCGCTGTTGACCCTGCAACTACAAATACTGAAACATCTGATTATCACGGCATTATTGTCGGCAGTGAATATCCTGACAATAAATACAGCATCGACGCTGACTACACACGCAAAGGATCGCCGCTGACCTGGGCTGAGGCGACGATTGCCGCTGTTGATCAACATGATGCTGATGCAGTGGTCATTGAGACCAATCAGGGCGGCGACATGTGCGAATCGAATCTGCGTAACGCCGGATATACTGGGCGCGTGATTAGAGTGACAGCAAAAAAAGGCAAAACGCTACGCGCTGAACCGGTTGTCGCGTTGTATGAGTTGGGGCTTGTAAAACATAAAGCGGGATTGTCAGCGACTGAAGACGAAATGATGGATTTTGACCCTGTAACACAGAAATCAGGCGGAGAATCCCCTAACAGGGTTGATGCGGCAGTCTATGTACTGTCTGAGTTGTCAGGTGTAGACTCAGACCTCGGAACATTACTGAAAATGGCAATGGGGGCGAATTAATGGCAATGCAGCGAAGCATGTTGGAATCGATGGTTGCGCCAATGTTAGTCAGTTTAAAAGACGGTATACTGGTGCCTATTCTCAGAATGCCGTTGATTAGTGATCTATCATTAGCTCGTGGTGTCGGCGTCGCTGCTTTCACCAGATCAACAATTGGCACGTTTGTTGATCTGGATGATGGATTAGTTAAAACAGCAGCTATTGATGAGGCTAGATTTGAGACTAACGGAGTGCTGATAGAGGGTGTCAGTACTAATATATTGACACGAAGTGAAGAGCTTGATAATGCAGCTTGGAGTAAATTTAATCTATCTATTTCTGCTAATGTTTCAACTGCTCCTGATGGATTATTAACAGCAGATAAAGTAATTCCTTCTGCAATTAATAATACTAAGTTTTTACGTCAACTTTTTACTCCAACAGCGGGAGTTGACTATACGCAATCTTTATATGCTAAGTCTAACGGGTATGATTTTATACAGATAGCTTTTGGGGGCGCATTCACTTCGGCCATTGACTGGGTCAATATTAACTTATCAACAGGTGAAATTGGTAATATAGGCGCTGGATTAATAGGAAGGGTAACCATTCAATCACTGGGGAATGGATGGTTCAGAATATCAGCTACTTCAACTGCTCAGGTAACAACGTTAGATGGATTGCAATTGCAGGTGTTACCTACAGACATAAATTCTAGAAATCCTTCGTTTATAGGTGATGGCACGTCAGGTGTTGACATGTGGGGACTGCAACTAGAAGAACTCCCATTTGCTTCTTCTTACATCGCTACAGCAGCTACCTCAGTAACTCGTACAGCCGACAATCTCAGTATTGACGCGGCTAATATTCCAGCGCCTGCATTGGCTTACAGTGTTAGTGCTGATGCTGATTTGATTGGACTTGGTGATGCTGATCAATTCGGCCGAGCGCTCTACAATATGGCAGGTGAAAGTTTCAGATTAATTAGAGTTTGGGAAAATTCCACTAATCTTCCAAGATCATTTCACGGCAATAATCCATCAAACGATTTTATAAATGGTGGGATTTCAGATCCAAACACGCTTGTAAAATATGCTGTTACTTTTAACTCAATCCAAAGTGAGTTGTTTCAGGATGGTTTATCACAAGGTATAAATATCCCTGGTGGCCCGCCTGTAGGAACAAAATCAAGCATACAAATAGGTAAGGCGATTTCTACCGATTTTCTATTCGGACATGTTAAAGATTTACGTATTTACGACGTAGCATTGACAGATAGTCAGGTGGCATCACTATGATTGATTACGTGATTAAAATATTGGACATTACGGCTTTTCGTATCGCTCTGAGAAATGAAATTAGCTCTTATGCGTATTTAGATGATCAATACAACCCGAAACACAACCTTCCGATCACCGGCGTGATTCCGTCAATGGATAATGTTACGGTTGCAATTTGCCGTTTAGATTCTGAACAGTATGTCTGGCTGATGTCGCTGCCTCACGTTAAAGAGTTAGGGTCTGGCAATCCGTATATCAAAGAAATGTCAGATATAACATGGGTTGAGTCAGGCAAAGAGGCATATCATGCTATTTATGACCAGAGCCCGTATGATGTAGACGGCGAGACTGTTACACCTCCATTATTACATTGCGTATTAGCAAGCTAAGGAATTGATATGTCATCAGGACAGATATTAGTAGACGGCGCAACAGATTTTCAGGCTGTCAATCAGAACGGGGTTCATTTGGCAATGACCGGAGATTTTGGCGGCGGTACTATTGCTGTCCAACATGAAGTTAATGGCACAACTACTCCTCTGCTCAGTGATGGTGTTGCTATCACGTTTACTGCTGATGCTGATGTTCGTTTGAACGTCCAGATAGGTGATAAAATACGATTAAACACGTCAGGTGCAACAAGCCCCGTTGTCAATTTCAATATTGCTGGCGCGAGTCTAATACGTGAAATCTAAAGCGCAGTTATTGATAGATGCAAAGTCCAGGCGCAAATCTGACGCTGATATGTACACAGCGGAACAGGTACAGCAGTTAGTCGATAACATGCGAGCCAATAGCCACACTGACTCAAGCATACGCAGTCGTATAGGAGCTATCATCAGTGGAGGCTATGACGCTGCGGACACTTTGCACAACATCTATTTAGATTTTGGCTATCCCTGCACGCTCAATTTCCACAATTATTGGAACATGTATCGCCGGTTTGGCATTGCTAAAAATGTTGTCGAGTTGGCGCCCAATACTGGTTGGAGCACATCGCCAGAAATTATCGGTACTGACCCATTCAACAGTGACTTTGAAAAGATGGTTAAATCCGTTGATTTTTGGACTAGGATGAAGGGGCTTGATATTCGTCAACGCGTTGGCCGTTATGCTGGCATTTTCATGCGGGTCAAGGACGGCCAACAACCAAGCGAGCCTATTGACGGGACTTTGTCAGGTATTAACAGTCTGGTTGAGATGATGCCGTTGTACGAATCTCAACTTGATGTCGTCGAAACTAATCAAGATCCCACATCAGAGGATTTCGGTCAGCCGAAAATGTATCAATTCAGCGGAGGAGTGGCAGGCACGCGGAATGAAGAGGTCAACAGG